GTCTCCATCGCTGTTACTTGTGTACTCAGGAAAAGACGATTGATTAAAGTTCATATATTGAACAAAACGCTCTTTGTAGTTCATAGCCGTTTGTAATGCTTTCCCTTCTAAATAATCTATTTCGTTTTTATCTACCGTATCGCTATTCTCGGAGTTGTGTTTATATATTCCTTTGTTTGAAATCGTATAAGCTCCGTTAGGCAAATATCTTGCATAAGCAAAATGTATCAAGCAATCTTTTATATAATCGTTTAACAGAGTCAAATACGGATCCACTAAATTACTTGCAACAATATCCGCTTGAATTTTTTTGAGTAAATCCGTTCCGAGCATTTCTTGTATTTCTATGTCCTGACTTATTTTTATACAATTCTGAAATTTTGCAGTATCCAGATTCCCATTTATTTGAGTAAACTGAACCATGTCTTGCCTTGTGATGAGTAATGCTGTTGCCATATCTTAGTCCCAATATTTTTTCGTTGCTGGATTGTTTGGAGAGTATCCTTTAGTCCGTGTATCTCTTGGCTTAACGCTAACCAAAGGCTCGTTTGTTACTCTATAACCGTATGTCCTTGCTTTGTTTGTACTTATTTGCGTGCTGTCGGCTGCTCCAATAGAAGCATTTTTTCGTGTGCTTAAATACGTTCTTCGCTCCCATTTATGATTGCATCGGGCGCCACCTTTGTGCAACCAAATTGAATAAGTGTCTGCGCCAAATTCTCCGAATCCAGGATTGACCGCTTTGTTAGTCATTGCAAGTATATCCTCTTTACGATATATCTTTGCGGCTCTCATCATTGCTCGACAAAACTTTCTCTCAGGCGCATCTCCTCCAACGTACTTATAACGCACTTTAAAGTAAACGCCCTCGACTTGCTTGTCTTGCTCACTTGATTTATTTGGAGCTGCTCTTCCAGTTCCTACAAGGTTGACAATTTTTGACAATAGGCTTGGTTTAGGTTTTAAATCGTTTTCCCATTCTTGCACCTCTAAGTCTAAGCTATCCTCTAAATCGTAATCTACTTCTCTTTGGTCTATAAGCTCAAAGTTATCTTCGTCTTCGTCTTCCCCTAAATCAATAAAGTCTTGCAGTTCTTTATTTATCTCGCTTAATTCTAAGCCTGTCTCCTCCTCTTTTTGCTCATCACTTACCATATTATCCAGGTCGGTAAATTCAAGCGGTTTAAGCGTCTTAAAATACAAGTTTAAGGATATGCCGTTAAAAGCTAAAATCTCATCAAACGCATCAATCAACAGGTCTTGCATTGGTCGTATTACCATATTGTCAAACAAAATAAACGAGTTCTCTAATTCGTCAGCGTTTGAACTGAAGCCATTGCTTGAAGCTATACCAAATAATAGCGGTGAGGTTACGTTATTTCCTAACATTATCTTTCTGAGGCATTCCTCTGCAAGTGTAGCGTAAAGGTCTGGAGCATCGTTTACAGGCATTGCGTCAACCGTTGTCTTGCTTTCTGCGTTTGAATTAAAGCTAACAATTACCTTTTCGCCTTGCGTTCCAGTTAAGCCTTGCATAACCTTCTGTTTTATAAGCCTTTGCTGGTCTTCCGAAGGTATTCCGTTTGAAAAATTTACCACAACCCTACTGGCGAAACCGTTGTTTACCTCGTTGATTAAGTAATCGCTTATTGACTCCTCCAAAGTGCAGTATGGTAACGCCCCAATATAATCTGGTAAAGCGTAGTATTTTAATCCTACCGAGTAAGGTTTAACGTAGTAAATCTCAATAGGCTCATTTGAAAAGCCGAAAGCTGGAATCCTTTTAGGTTGGTAGTTTTTTAAGTCTGTCCAGTTATCTGAATAATAGTAAGCCTCAACCTTGCCCTCCTCGTTGCACTTCTCTGCTCGTAAAAGTTGCACAGGCATATGATGAACGGCAGCTATTTTTTTACGATCCTTAGAGTAAATCACTTGCATTGCGCATTGACCTAAAAGCTTCAAGTCGCTTACTAAGTTTCGAACGTCCTCTTTCTTAAACATCGAAATCATTGCAGCGTACTCATTAGGCTTTTTGCTTGCATCTGTTGCATTTAATCCCTTGCCATATACCAAGCGGTTAATGTTGTTTACAATAGCGTTCTGAGTAGTGCTATTTGTGTAGCAATCTATAAGAAATTGGAAGTAATTATTGTCATCTCCAAAGCTGACATAGTCGTCTTTCTTGCTCTCTGAAATCACAGGAGCTTCGTATGCTGCTAATTCTAAAATGTGTACGTCTTTACTCATATTATAATGAAATCATTGTTTGACGGTATGCTTGTATATTTACCTTCATTTACTGAATAGGAATCTACCGCTTGATTTGTGCAAAATATTTTGTCTTTATAAACAACCGTGGATCCGTTACGAATCTCCAAGTTGTAAAAATGATTCTGCAAGATAGTAAAAGTTGCGTTAATAGTATCAAAGTAATCTCCTTGAACGCTGCTTGCAATAGTTACCTGAACCTCCGTATTGGTCTGGTCATCCGTTATAAAAAGACCGTCATAGCTTGAAGTTCTCGGTATAAACCTAATGCTTTGCTCCGTTCCGACTTGTTGTAATATTACCATCCTATCCCTATAACCTATTTTTTTTTGACTTGTTACCTTTTAAAACAAAAAAGGCACCCCGAAAGGTGCCCAACGTTATGAAAGGAATAAACGTACTAAGATGTTACGATGCTTGCATCAGCTCCTGATGAATCAGCAAAAGCAGTTTTTAATGCAGTTTCAGTTGAAACATCAATGAAGTTGGCTGGTAGCACCTCGCTCGCTACAAAAGTTAGCTTGTAGCCGTTGAAATCACCTAACGCAGCTCCGCTTGAAATTTCTCCAGCGGTGGTATCGCAGCCCTGAGCCAATCCCATTAAAAAGAACTGGTCGGTCATCGTGCGTATAATGATTCTTGGTCTTCCGTAAGCAAGTAGTTTAATATTCTTGTGCATTGCTTGGTCTTGTTTCTTTAAAGAAATTTGAAGCGTTTGCTCAAAGAATGTTGTTCCGTTATCTCGTGAAGTTTGAACGGCAGTCGTGAACGAATTTTCGTTCGATTTTAATTCGTATTTGAATAGCGATAACTGCGCAGCTGGTACCCAAGTATCTATGGTATCAGTATTTGTAGCATCGTATCCAATAGCGTCTGTGGACAAATCGTCAAAGTTTGCAAAGTAGATTGCCTTCAGTCCTGAGACTGAGTCCTTGCACTCCTCGACGCGTCCATTAGTAATATCACAGGACATAAGTATTTGATTTTGAGATAGTTACGTTAATTTAGATAACTATCTGGGTTTGAAAATAAGAACAAAAAAAGGGAAGGCATTTTACCTCCCCTTTTAAGTATTCAAGTTTATAATTATGCGTGGTAAAGCGCGATGTCTGAACCAATAGCGTACTGAACTCCAGCGCTTAGTCTGTAAATAATTCTTACATTTTGCGATCCGTCAACATCAGCCATATCAATGTACTTAGCCTCTGCATTTACATCGCTTAACAAACCGCATCCAAAGAATAGGTTAGAAGTTTGAGCAGCCATTGCAGTATCGTCAGCAAGTCCGCTTGCTACTACTACTGGAATACCGTCAAATGTTAACGCTCCGTTAGAGTACCATTGCGTTCCTTGGTTGTTTGTACCAGCATTAGAAGTTGCAGCTACTGAGAAACCACCTAAAGCTCTTACATAAGCCTTAGCGATATTTCTTGAAACGTAGATAGTCAAGTCCTCAGCTCCGTAAACGGTGTTAGGAATAGTATCGACAATAGCTCCTAATTTATCAATTACGTTTGCAGACGTTACCGCAGCGTGTCCAGCAACATCATTAACGGTTCCATCAGCTAAAGCCAAAGTAACCAAGCCATCGAACTGACCGCTTGTTCCAGCAGAACCTTCCCAAATCGATGTTTCGATAGCAGCAGCCGTCATTCCAGCAACGTGTGCAAGCATGAAGCTTTTAAAATCTGCTGGTAAATCCTCATAAGCAGAATATCCAGCTTGAGCAGCAATCCAATCTTGGTGATAGTCTTTTTTACAAAGTTGTACGTTTGATTGTACCTCTTTCAATGTTAATACTCTCTCAGCAACATCAACATCCATATTGTGGTCAAAGTCGCAAGTTGCGTTTACTAATACGTTTCCTGTTGTGGAAATCTTCTTCATTACCCTTTTGTAATGTATGTTTGGTAATACGGTTACCAATCCATTTGCAATTGTAGGTGCGCTTAATAATGCTGCGGCAACAAAGTCGCCATTAAAATCTCCAGCATATGTGCTTCCTGTTACGGTGTTAGCCATAGTTTAAAATTTAATTATTGTTTGTATTTGAATTTGCTATTTTTGATAGTACCGTATCCATGATTGTTCTGCGCTTGTTTGGGGAAATCGTGTTCCCTACCTTCTTAGCTTTGTTCTCTGGATTGTGTACTATGGGTTCAGCCGCTGCTTCTACCTCTTCAGCCTTTGGCTCTTCAGTAGACAACTCAACCTCTTCTTTAACCTCTTCTGTAATTGTTTCAGATTCCGTTTCTTTTACTTCCTCTTTGCTCAATTCTTGGAGCTGAGATTTAAGCTCTTTGTTTTCCTTTTTTAATGCTTCCATTTCTGAAAAGAAAGTTTCTTTTACAATTGATTCAACCGTCTTTTTGATAGGCTTAGAATCTTCGGCAGACATTTCCTCTTCTTTCTCCTCGTATTTCTCATCCTCTTTTTTAGAATCCTCTTCGATTACTTCCTCATCCTCTTCTTTCTCCTCTGCTTTGACTTCCTCAATGATGCCCTCTTCTTTTACAACAAGTATTTCGCCTGATTGCATTTTATACTCTCCAACTGGCAAAGCAATTTTTTGCTCGTCTTCTGTTACAATCATTATCTCCTCGCCTTTCTCAAAAGATTCAGCTTCAACAGTTGTTGTGCTGTCATCTAATTTGCGTTGCTCTAACTTAACCTCTAATCCAAGAAGTTGTCTTACTTTGTTTAAAATAGAATTATCTTTCATTTTATTTATTTATTCGTGTTTATTTATATAAAGTTTTTCTGTCCGTCTTTATATACTTGTTCAGCTTTTTTTAACGAATCTGCTATATCTTTTATTGATTTTTTTGCAGCAACATATTCTTTGCTTTGTTCGGGTTTAATACCTAAATCCTTAGCCATTTTTTCAAATTTGCTAACATCGTTTTTAGCGTCTGAAAAAATATCTTTTAAAGCTTCTTTACTTGCATTTACTTTAGCAAGTACACTTCTTATTTCGCTTTGTAATTTTTTTACAGATTTTGCCTCGCTATCGATATTTTTATTTGCTCTTGTTGCTACTTCTGCATATTTCTTTAAATCGTCAATAATTGCAAGTTCTACTTTTTCAGACTTTAATTCTGTTTTTTCTGCTTTGCCAAGTCGGCTTAAAATTGTGTTTACTACTGGCTCCATATCTCTATAACCTATTTTTAATTATGTTGTTGCAAATTCAATTAAACTTTTCCTATGCCTTGCGCTCTTAGAGTACCATCACAGCACTTTGAGGAGTATGTGTTATCCTTGCATAGACAACCCCTTTTGCCTCCTTTAGGACTTGATTTGCTCGGGGTTTCTTTCATCTTCTTTTTTTTCATTTCTTTGGGCTTTTGGGGTGTTTAGCTGGAAGTAAATCGTAATCAGTTGTGTATTTAGGATTCTGCGGTCTTCCGTTTTTTATTAGGTAAAGAAAAGCATTTACTCTTGCCATTCCCCATTGTTTTGCATTTGTAACGTTTGGGCTATGACTTGTATTATAAGCTCCTAAACCTCTTTGAAATACCGCTTTTAATGCTCCTACATTTGCACCGTATCCAAGCTTGTCTTTGTATTTCTCATTGAACTCATCGCTCTTTCTTTTTAAGGTTGCCTCATCTGCTTTACTGACCTTTGCGCCTCTGCTTGTTCCAGCATCTCCTTTTGCGGATCCTTTACCTTTTGGGTTTTTATTTGGAGTATCGCTTTTCGGTGCTTTCTTGCTTCGCTTTACTCCGCCTCTTGGTCCAACCTCTGCGTAGCTACTTATTTTTTTGACGCATTTACCGTCTTTCTTTTCGTATCCAGGAGGGCATTTTTTAGCCATATCAACGCTATGAGTTTCGCCTACCATATACCAAGTCTTGCCCTCGTATTCGTGTTTGTGTATGCCTTCAATACCTAAATCTTTAGCCATCTCCTCAGCTTTCTCTTTTGAGCTATAAGCGAGCCTGTCATCTATTATTGCAAAATCTTCATTTACTAACATACTTGCTAAATCCTCACGCTCTATTTGTTTAAGTTTAGATTCTGCCCAAGTCTTTGCAGATTTGCCTCCCCAAAGTAAGTAACTAATATATCCGCAAGATTCTTTGTCTCCAGCATCGTAGTAAACTTCTGCTCTGCTTAGGTATGAAAACATCCTCTTTATCGTGGACTCCGAGACCGCACCACCTTGCGACAAAGTACGAGCGCGAATTTTTCCCACCTGAGTCGAGCATTTATTTCCAACCGCCTCATTAAGTTCTATGCCTCGCTTTGCGTTGTTCTTTACGCTATCTGGATAGTCTGAATATGACTTTAGTTCCTCTTTGCTTAGAAGCTCTTTTAATTCCTCAACAAGCATTTGCTTTTGCAAGTCCTCGAATGAATCGATTTTTGTCATGTCGTAACGGTCAGCAAAGTAACCTTCAATTGAGAACCCTTTTACCTCTCCGCTTTTTGCTTTCTCGTATAATTCATCGTCATCGATTTTCATTGACACCATCCACGTGCCCTCAGGCACATTTAAACCGTAGTGTCTTGATTTATCTTTTTCTCCCTCAACGATCCAGGACTCAACAATCGTTGTTCCTTTGATAGGTTGTTTATGCTCATAGGTTGCGTTCTGATGGTTTGAACGCTTAAAGAATAACTCCGATGCTTTGCGTACCGTATCCTTGCTAAAGTATATGTAATACTCGTCTCCAGTCTTATCGTTTTTTCGGTAGATTTGTTTGTTAGGAATTAGTGCAGCTCCCATAAGCAACCGCTTTTCCTTATCTACTTCTGCAAGCATTACCTCTTGCTTATTCAATGCAATAAAGTTCTCCTCTATCGCTGGTGTTTCTACAAGACTGACAGCTTCGATTCCGCTATTCTCATCTTGTTCGTCAATGATTAATTCTACAATTCTCATATTTATATAACCTTTATTTTTTTAAAGTGTTGCATTTTGTATTCTGTTTCTATCTAAAGCTTGCGCCGTTGTAACCTCTCCACTTACGACAAAGGCTTGCGTAGGCTGTTGCTGTAATTGTGCGAGCTGATTGACTCCGCTGTCTCCGACTACGTTAAAGCTTGGTGCTTGCGCTCCTCCTCCGCTTGGAGCAAAGTCTGCGCCTCCTCCATCAGTCCCTCCTCCGCTATCAAATCTTTGTTGACTAATTTTTTTGATGTTTAGCAATCCAGCCGATACCGCTGCCGCTGCTGCTATACCTCCCAATACAGGTCCGACAACAGGAATAGCCGCTTGACTTTTATAAGCCGCTATTGCGCTTGAAAATGTATCAACCGTTGCTTGCGCGATGTTTGCGGCTTTCTGAACTTTGAACGCTTTCTTTTGTTGCTCTTTTGATTCTCCAGCAAATAACTCGGCAAGGTTTGAAATAGTTGTAAAGGTATCCGTTGCCGCTCCTATTGCAAAGTTTCGTTTTTCCTCAGCTGTAAATTTAGCCTCTTGCACCTCCTCCTCTGCAAATTTATTTCGTACATCATTTAATTCATTTAGCCTTGCTATTTCAATTTGTTCCAAAGCTTCAGCATTGCCCTGAGCCATTGCTTGCAACCTATCGTATTTTTCCTCAACTAAAAGTATTTCGTTTTCCTGTTCAGTTCTAAACCTATCTTCGTTTTCTCTTTGTATTTGGTCAAGTTGTCTTTGCAGTTCTATTTCCTCATCAATTTCCCTTTCCATTGCCTCTTGCTCAAGCCTTGCTAATTCTTTGGCATCATCAATTGCTTTTTGGTCTTGTTCGGCTTTTTTGGTTGAGTTCTTTTTTCTTGCATCAGCTAAAGCTTGTTCATCAACTCTTAAAAGCTCTTGCTCTTTTCGATATATTTCAGACTTTATTTGCAGTTTTTCTTGTGTAGATAAAAGCTCCTCAGTTGAAGCAAGCCTAACTCTTAAATTTTGCAATTCTAAGCCTATAGTTTCTTTGGTTAGATTCCGTATTTTGGTTGCATTCTTTTCGGAATCTATGCTTAGGCTTTTTAGTTTTTCTTCATTCTTTACTATTTGAATTTGCCTATTAATGAAATCTTGATTGTTGCTTACAATCTCGTTCATTTCTTGCAATTGCTTTTGCTTTTCCTCCGTTATCTTCTTCTCAAGTTCAAGCTGCTCCTCAAGGCTTTTATTGTTTACTCCAAGTATTTCTTTTATCTGTTCGAAATTTGCAACTATCGCTCCAACGGCAACTACAAGCAAACCAATTCCTGTTGCTGCTATTCCTGTTTTTATGCCCTTTAAGGCGTTCATTGCAGTTTTGCCTAACATCCTAAAAGATGGAATTGCCTCCCTTATTCCTTGGACGCCTTGTTGTATAGCTAAAGCACTTTGTACTTTTAGCAATGCCGCTTCAAGTTGCTCAGACTCTCCACCTACTAATCCCATTACACCTTGCACCGCAGCAAATCCACTTGTTGCTCCTGTCAATGCGCCTCCAAGTTTTTGCCCTAAAGTTGTCGCAGCTGAATCAACTGCAAGGTCAGTTTGGATTTGTACTTTTCTATATTGACCTACCTTTGTTAAAAGCTCTTGATATTCTTTGCTTGTTGTATCTCCAGCAAGCGCGAGTTCGTAAAGACGGTCTTCAGCCTCTCCCATTCTCGTTGTAAGCGGTTGTAACTCTCCATAAACCTCCTCAAAGGTTGCATCTAAATTATCAACGCTTTTTGCTGCCCTGTTTGTTGCTTGGCTTAAATTATCAAAATCCTTTGCCGTTTCTCCAGCGTTGTTTTTAATATCTATGTCAATAGTTCGCCTTGTACTCATAGCTCTTTAATTTTTTTGAGATGTTCTGAATTCTTTTTTTTGAGAATCTGCATTCTCTTTTTTTGCTTGTAAATTCCTTTTATTCCTGTCTCTAAATTGTATAAGCCTTTTGCTATTTGGACATCGTGATTGCCCTCGTAGAAATCGTCTATTTGTAGTAAGTCAATTATGTTCTTTAACATTATGGTTGTTGTTGTATAAATATTTGATTTGCTGCTGTGGATCCATCTGCAAAAGTATAAGTAACCGTAATCGTGTAAATCTGAACGCTTCCTTGTTCCGTTCTTAATCTTATGAAGTTTTCAGTACATATAAAATCTGCATTGTCTTCCGTCTTTATCAATTGGAGCGTATCAGTATTAGCTGGAATGCAAATATTAACCGTTCCATCTGCCGTCAATGTGCTTGGCGTTATTGTTACCCCTGATGCCGTTGTTGCGATAGTTGCGCTAACTGCATTGTTAGGGAATAGTATTCTAACATCTAAACATTGACTGCCTAATGACGGCAACAATGGGTCAATTGTTGGACTTCCTCCGTCGCTGATAACTGGACTAAAATCATTTAATAAAGTAAAGTTTACCTCTCCTGTTGTGAGGTTGGACTTCATGTCATTAATAACGTATCGCTTGTCTCTAATAATTACACGGTCATTAAGCTTTAGATTTGTAAGCAAGCTAATCGGCAGAATCGTTTTGACGCTTGTTTCTCTATTCTTTAGATTGAATAAATTAGCGAGATACGGATAGTAATAAGCTCCATATAAGCCAAATGTTATTGGGGTTAATAGGAATGTGCTTACTTCATTCCCAAAATTAAGGCTGTAATCCGTGTTTTCATGGTTTAGGTCTTGCCCAAATATTTGACACGCTGACAAAGTTTCAATAGATGTGCCGTTATCAAATTTAAACGTATTTGCAAAGTTGCCTGTATTGTATAATAAAATAGGTTTGTTTTCGTATTTCTCTAAGCTCTCATTTAAAACATATCCGACTTGCAAATTTGTACCTGAGAACTTGTTAAATTGCAAATTCTCAAAAGGCACTTTTATCTTGTATTCTCCTCCATCATAATTAAACTCTGCTTCCAGATTTCCGTATTCACGATTGTATAAAGCAAAGAATCTTTTATTTATTACACTTTCACTTTTTTCATACTCAAATGCTATTTTTTTATAAAGCTTTACTCTATCAATCTTAATGCTTTCTATGTCCGTATATTCGGTAATATCAACAATTGCCCCTTTGCTATACCAATCAGTTAAAGGCTCAACTTGATAAACATCGCTTGAAAGAGCATAACAAGTTAAATTGAACTCCTTTAAAATACCAGCAAAGAAATCCTCCACCTTCATTCTTGGGATCAAATTATTAAAATTCACTTGACCAAGTAAGCTATAAGATGGCGTGCTGTATGCATTGATTTGAGTTGATTCTACAATGTTGCCCAATCCATCGTCATCAAAATCCGTAAAAAAATGCACAACGGTTGCCTCAACATCCATAGGGAAAGCAGCAAATACTTGAAAGCTAAATATTCTACTTAAACTTTCAGGGGCATCAGGCTCGTCTATTATTGTAAATGTGTTTGTTCCTGTATGCGTTATCGTAGAGAAAGGCGTTCCAAAATCGTAAACAAGTACGGTGTATTCAATTGATTGGTTGCTTGGCGTAATGTTTAAAGTGACCTTGTGATTTCCTACGCTTACCTCGCTTGTTCCTTGATACTCGTATTCTAAAAACTGTCCTATTGTATCAAAGCTTAGATTTTGTGTATTTGTTCCGGGAATATCAGTTGGCAACAAGTCGCCTGGTCTGCACCACAGGAAGCACTCGGTGAATCTTTTATCTGTTAAAAATGTTCCTTGAAAGTCAATCGTGTATTTGTTCTCTATTGCCTCAAATATTTTGCTGATTTTAAGACATGGAAAAAGGTCATTGTATGCTATTGCTCCAGCGCCTACAGAAATGTCGTTAGAACCTCCTCCACCGTATTGCCAAGACCTTTCTGTGCTTATTAATGGAAACCTTGCGTCATAATCCGTGGATCCATCAATTATTCTATTCTTTACATTGGTAGCATCATATGTAAAATTAAATGTTTGTAGGTGGTCTAAGTCTGTAAGGAAGTCCTCGCCAAAGGTATCTTTAAGGCTTACTAAATCTCCGTAAAAAGTTATTTGATAGCTATACGCTTTATTGTTTTTTACCTCTGATTTTTCAAGACTTATTTTGCCTGTTCGAAATGGCGTTAAATCTATTTCAATATTTGCATTCCGTCTTATGTTAAAATCCAAAGTGCTGTCAACATCATTTTGATAAAAGTGTTGAAATATAGCATTATTGTTTGCACTTGCTGGAACTGAAAAGCTTTGCGAAAAGTCGCTAAATACTTTGCTTATGTCTTGAACGTTCTGCTGAGTTGATGTTACATTAATTGATTCATCGTCAAATAAATCAAGTCTCTGCCCCTCTATATAAACTTGTACCGTTCTCATTAAACTACATTTGAAATAACATCGTAAGCAAAATCAAAACTAAGCGTATAGTTTATTGTGCCGTCATTAATTCCCTTTTGTTTAAGCAATGTTTTCTCTTTAGGAATTACAGGAGTATATGCAGCAGCAGCTAATCCGTCTTTTTGCTCAGGATCATAAAGCATTACCTTTTCACTCAATAGCAGCTCCTGGATGTATTCTCCATATAAATCATTTACAAAGCCTGTATTAAGCTTTATTGTTTCCTTACCGTTCTTGTTAAATTCTTTTACTTGTCCTTCGCTTGTAGGTACAAAAGGCAATACGCTTGGATTTACTTTGTAGTTGTCTGCTTGTACGCTAATGTTTCGTGTTTTTGCTTTTTGAAAGAATATCCTTGCCCAACTTCCGTACCGATTGATAAAGTCAACAGCAACAGGCGAATACTTTGGCTCGCATTGTGGCTTAAATGTTCCTGTCCATCTTACAGCAGAACCTCCTCCTAAAAATTCTACCTTGTTGCCTTGTGATAAGTTAGGCAGATATACTCGGCTAAATGTTTTAATACCAGCCGTCGTTGCCGTAAAGTTATTTACTGCGCCTGTTACCAAGTTAGTGTATCTTATCACATCATTAACAGCAAGGTCAACCTCAAAGCTTCCAGCCATACTTGTTACCGTTGTTGTCGGCACTCCGCTTTCGTAATTGTAAAAATAAGTACCCTCAGATAAAAACACCGTGCTGCTAATTGTATTGAATCCCTCCATATAATAATTATAACCATCCATAAAATCCAATTCGCTGCTTGTGGTCAAAAGTGAATAAGTGCCGTTGGTTAATTTCTTGTACGTTTTAAAAAGGACATTTACTTTGTAGTTGCTGCTTATATCTGCATCGTAAGTGTTGTATGGAGCAGTTCCGCCATTTGCCCAATTTGTAAAATTAAAATACTCCCTAACATAAGGCGATATATTATAATACATCTTTAAATTGTTTGAGGATGGAATTAACTTGCTTAAAGTATATTGAGGATCCGATGGCTGACTTCCTGTTGTCCATAAAAACAGCTCAACCTTTGAACCTGTTACTCCTGATACTCCTGTTAAATCTACTTCAATATTGTATGGCGACCTTGCTACATTCATTTGCTTAATCTTTTAAAATTCTCACTTGTTATTTGGTCAAACAGCCTTTGTATGTCCAAATCGTATTTATCTACTAATTCATCAGGCAATTGCTTGAAATACTTTTCAAATGGTTTTGTAAAAAACAATGTAGGCTTCAAACCTCTATTGTAAATATTCTTGGCGATAATATAACCCATTGAGTTGTATCCGCCTTTTGCAAATCTACCTTTTGCGTCTCTAAACCTAACATTTTTACGCTTTGCCCAAGCAGCCATTTTTCTCCGAAAGTCTGCAAACGTTTTGTTACTCTTTCCGCTTCCAAATTTATATTGACTGTTTGGAGCTTGTTGCCCTTTTATCTTTGCGTTTGGAGATACCTTGCTTGGGTCTTTACCCTTAACTCCCTCATCTTGATAAAAGCCGTACTCATCCATCTCAAAGCTGATTTGAATAGAGTTCTTTGATTCTTTGACATACGACCTTAAACTCTTTTTTAA